TATTTACTCCTAAGCGAGATAATCGGACCCAAGGCTATGTCAAAGACGCTCCACTTACACGCCTTAAAGAACTAAATCCTACATCACGAGATCATATAGCATGGATCCTGCAAACATTTCATGGTTGGACTCCAACCCAGAAGACACCTACTGGGAAGCCTATCATCGACGAACCGATACTGAAGGAGATAGGGACAGAGATTGCCCTTGCATTCCTGAGGATTTTGACGATAACGAAGATGCTTGGAATGATATCAGAAGGCGCGAACGCTTGGCTGAAGCTATCTACGACTGCTAATAGGATACATCATCATTGTTCTGTCGCTACTTCTACCTTTAGATGTGCACACCGAAACCCAAACCTTGCCCAAGTTCCCAGTGACCCACGATTTAGACAACTTTTCTTACCATCTCCAGGTCAAGTCATGGTCGCTGCTGATTTGTCTGGGATTGAGTTACGTATGTTGTCTCATTTCCTTTCCAGATATGATGATGGACGATATGCAGACATCTTACTTAACGGAGACATCCATCAAGTAAATGCTGATAAGATAGGTATCTCTAGGAAATTAGTTAAGACGGTAACTTATGCATTCCTATATGGTGCAGGTGACGAAAAAATTGGACACAGCTATGACAAACTTCTTTCATCCACAAAAGCCAAAAAGAAAGGTAAGGAAATCAGAGAAGCATATATTAATGCAATTGATGGACTCGATAAACTCTTGGAGGCTATTAAGAAAGCTTCAGAACGAGGATATATCAAAGCTATCGATGGAAGAAAAATTATGGTGGATAGTCCACATAAAGCGTTAAACTACTGCCTTCAAGGTAACTCCGCTATCCTGGCAAAACGTTGGATGGTCATCAATCAACAAAACATCAAAGAATTAAATTTATGTTGTTCACAACTAGCTTTTATACATGACGAATTGCAATTCGAGTGTTCCCCTGAACAGACAGATGACTTATCAACATCCTTGGTATTTAGCAGTCTCGCAGCTGGAGAACATTACAACCTCAGAATCAGAATCGACGCAGAAGCAAAAACAGGAAACAACTGGAGTGAAACCCACTAATGAGAAGTAAATCAATGATGGGATTACAAAACGTAATTCCGTTTACATCAAAGAAAACCCGTCAAGGTAACGGTTTGCATAGTAAGCCACGTAAAGGTAAAAAGAAATATAGAGGCCAAGGTAAATGAAGTTATTTGTTGACGCAGATTACATTGTTTATAAGGCTTGTGCCTCTTGTGAGTCTGACTTAGACTTTGGTGATGATGTAATTGTAGTTGTCAGCAAATTCAGTGAAGCATACGCAGCAGTAAAACGTGAACTAAATAAAATTAAAAACAAGTTCATGTGGGATGTTCCTGAAGTAGTTCTTTTCTTTAGTGATAGTGCTAACTTTCGTAAAGAGATCATGCCTGCTTATAAAGGACATCGTAACCGCAAAAAACCTTGTGGATACAAACGTGTTATCAATGCTCTTAAAGATGAGTATGAAGTTATACTGATGAATACTCTTGAAGCAGATGATAGCATGGGTATTTACGCTACTGAATATCCTGGTAACATTATCGTCAGTCCTGATAAAGACATGCGCCAGATACCTGGAACGCTCTACAACATGGATGAAACCGTGAATGTGGATGAAGCAGAAGGACAACGTTGGCACCTCATACAGACGCTTGCAGGTGACCAGACAGATGGTTATGCTGGTGTACCTGGTATTGGTATCAAACGTGCTGTTGCTTTATTTGAAGAAAAAGGTTACACTTGGAAAACAGTTGTAGATGCTTTTGCTGAGAAGGATCTTGGTGAAGACATTGCACTGCAAAACGCAAGACTTGCAAAGATCCTTACCACCGATGATTATGACTGGACCGCTAAACAACCAATCCTTTTTACCCCCTCCTCCGATTACAAAGTTGACAGTGGAGCAGGAATTCAAGATAAGAAGACTTGAAGACCTACTACCTAAAGCTGATAAATCAGATATCATTACTTTATTTATGGCACTGCAACGTCAAAACTTTGCCTTAGCTAACTCCGTATCCAACCTAGTAAAACAATGGCCGAATCCAATTCAACTGGACCCTCGCACTACCGAAGAGGAAATATCCAGGTTTGGGACTTTATAAGAGACCAAAACCTCAACTACCACTTAGGCAATGCTGTCAAATACATCAGCCGAGCTGGTTATAAGGACAGTAAAACAGACGACCTAAAGAAAGCAATCCACTACCTTGAAAATGAACTTGAAAACACACAAAACGACTCTATTGGATCAAGCAAAAGAGTTCCGGGACGCTTACAATTTGCAAGTATCTGGGATGAGTGGGAGACAGACCCAGAAATCTTTGATCGATGAAGAATGGTCAGAGTTTCACGAAGCATTTCATTTTAAAAATGAACACGAACAACTAAAAGAACTTTGTGATCTTGTCTATGTGTGTTATCAGTTTGCTGCTAATGAAGGATGGGATTTAGACAAAGCTATGGATCGTGTGCATAAATCAAATATGTCCAAACTAGATGAGAATGGACAACCTATTTACCGACCAGACGGTAAAGTCCTAAAGGGACCAAACTACAAACCTCCAAACCTAACTGATCTACTCAATGACTAATTTAATCTCACGCACAGGACGTGTTCAATCATGGATCGATGATCCTACTCATCGCTTACCTGTCAGCTGCACTGTATTTGTAGTTGAAAATGAAATGGAAGGACCGAATGGTATTGAGGCTAGCTGGAGGTTTGCCTCTCATGCTCTTAGGTACGGCGCAGGTTGTGCTATCCATCTTTCTAAACTTGACCCAAAAGGTTATGTGCGAAAGTCAGGTGTTACTGCTTCTGGTCCTGTAAGTTTTGGTAAAATTTATTCATCATTAAATGAAATACTTAGACGTGGGGGTATCTACAAGAATGGTGCGATTGTGTTGCACCTTGACTTATCCCATCCTGATGCTAGGGAGTTTATTACTGCTAGTAGATCCGAACTACCTTGGGTCAAACGATGCATCGACATCACTGAAGAGTGGTGGAAGGATTGTACGTTCAAGGAAGAACTATTATTCGGAATCAAGTCCGGTGACATATGGCTAAACAAAGTAAAATATGACAATGAAGGAAACCGCATCAGAGGTAACGTCTGTCTCGAAGTATACTTGCGATCACGAGGCACCTGTCTACTACAGCATATCAATCTTGGAGCCTGTGAGTTCGATGACATCCCACGAGCATTTGTTGAAGGTATGTCCGAATTGTGCAGCCTACATAGTAGGACAGCTGTCGGAGATTCTGGAGAATACCTCTCGCCTGAAGTTGATAGACAGGTGGGACTCGGAATGCTTGGTCTCGCAAATCTCCTACGGAGGTACGGAGTAACTTACGATCAATTTGGACGTGCATTAGAACAATACAACAACAAAGAAATTATCCGCTCTGCTGCTTATGAACTTGTCTCTCAAATTGCTTCAGGAGTTAACCAAGCAGCCACAATCGCTCGGATTAATAATATGGTTCGAGCCTTTGCTATCGCTCCAACCGCCAGTTGCAGTTATAGAAGCTTGGATCTGGATGGCTATACTTGCACACCAGAAATCGCTCCACCTATCTCGCAGACAGTCGATCGCGACTCAGGTACTTTCGGAGTACAAACTTATAACTATGGTGACGTAGAGATCGCCTCTAAGGTAGGCTGGGAAGCTTACAAACGTGTTGCTGATGGCATCATGACTCTACTAGATACCACAGGGCTTCTTCACGGTTATAGCTTCAATTCATGGAGTGATATGGTGACCTACGACAATGCGTTCGTGGAAGAGTGGCTTCGGTCCCCGCAAACAAGCCTCTATTATTCACTTCAAGTAATGAGTGATACACAAGATAAATCAGATGCATATGCTGCACTAGATGCAGAAGATGTTGAGACTTATTTGGAGGACATTTTAAATGAACAAATTACATGCAATTGTCAAGAATGAACCCTTACGAAAAACTACTAAACAGAAAAAGAAAATGGACACCAGTCCAGACAACTGCCGGATCATGCAAGGCAGGGGCGGAAGAGACGGTACACCGTGCTCTTGCGTTGCGACATATGGAACTACCTGTGGGAGATTTTATTCGTGATGGATTGGCTACCGACGTACCAAAACTATCGAGGGAGTTACTGGAATCAAATATCACCGACGAGGAAAATCACGACCTGGCACTTGGTTACATTGCCAATGCTTACGGTGTTGACGAAAAAGCTGAATCGGAAGCTCTCCGGCTCAGGGAAGCTTGGACTACGCATCCTGATCATACGATCCTCAAAGCGATGGTGGCCGAACGTGCAATTTTCTTCGTTCTTTTACCATTCTTCCGCTTTAATGGTGATGCTGGAATGCGAACAGTTAGTGCGGATATAAGTAGAGATGAACAAATTCACGTTGCTGCCAATAGCCTTGTTTGTCGCGAGTTGGGGCTTACTGTCAGCCCTAGTCTTGATAAACTCCGCAAGGCAACTATCAATTGGGTAATGCAACCTTTGGGTAGCAATACCGATAAATATTTGGACAAAAAATTTTGGCTTGATTCTAGTGATCGTTTGATGTATGAAGGTAAAGCACCTGAACTTTCTGCAACTAAAGCTGCTAGAATGCCAGCCTTCTTTGAACATAGTAATACAAACCTCCCACAATATGCCTGATCTAAATTTACTTGATGTTCGTGGCATGACAGCTAATGCTATGTTATCTAAGTTAGAAGAAGCATTTCCACCAGTTAACCCTAACCCTGAAGATACAATGGAAAAAATTATGTACAGGTCTGGTCAACGTAGTGTCGTTGAGTGGGTCATTCAATATATGGATGAAAATTAATGGCTGGAGTAAGTACAGAATATTATAACCCTCAACTTGCTACAAGTAAAGAAAAAGGTCTTAGTCAATTTGGTGATGCAGATCTTACTGCTAATAGATCAGCTGGTTTTTCAGATCAAGAGATTCTAGATTTTTTAGATTCTAATCCAGAAACTTTAAATCCTCAGCAACAACCTGGTGTACCTGGTGGTATTTATGAACAAGTATCTATAGGTGCACAGCAAGAAGCTCGAAGGGCAGCTGACGAAGCTCAAAGGCAACAAGAATTAGATAGGATAGCTGCTGAGTCTAAAGCTGAACAAGAACGATTAGCTAGAGAACAAGAGGAACGTTTGAAACAATTAGAAATTGCTAGCAGGACTGCACAACAAAATCAACTTGCTGGTAGTAGAACTGCTACACTTGAATTACAAAGTATTTCTAATTTACCTGGTTCACAAGGTGGTACAAGTGCATTTAAACGTAGACCTTTACAAATCAAACCCCAAGTTTCAACAGGATTGTCTCCGGGTTTACCTGCTTCTTCTAGTTTAGGTATTAATGTATAATGACTGCTCAATCACGTTATGAAAGATTGTCTTCGGACCGCTCCCAGTTTCTAAATACTGCTAGACAAGCAGCAGATCTAACTCTTCCTTATCTAATCCGTGGAGAAGAAACATCTTATAAAGGTGCACGTAATCTCATTACACCGTGGCAAAGTGTAGGAGCTAAAGGTGTGGTGACGCTTGCAAGTAAACTAATGCTTGCTTTGCTACCACCACAAACCAGCTTCTTTAAGCTACAGGTTAATGATATTAATATCCCCGGAGAACTAGGACCAGAAATTAGATCAGAACTTGACTTGTCGTTTGCTAAAGTTGAACGAACTATCATGGAATCTATTGCAGCTTCTACTGATCGTGTAATTGTTCACCAAGCACTAAAGCATTTAGTCGTTGCTGGTAATGCTCTTATCTATATGGGGAAGGATGGTCTTAAACTATATCCTTTGAACCGTTATGTTGTAGATAGAGATGGTAGTGGTAATGTTATAGAAATTGTAACAAAAGAAACAATCTCTAAAAAATTACTCAAAAAAAATTATCCTGCATTTGACCAGAAAAACAATTGGGAAAATGTAGATGACACATCAACTGATGAATGTGATGTTTATACACACGTAATCTTAGACAACAACAGATGGGTGTGGCATCAGGAGGTTTATAATGATATACTACCTAAGTCAATGGGTAAAGCTCCTGTTGATTCTAACCCTTGGCTTCCACTTAGGTTTAACCATGTTGATGGTGAAGCTTATGGACGTGGACGTGTAGAAGAATTCATTGGTGACTTGAAGTCACTTGAAGCTCTGTCACAAGCCCTTGTAGAAGGCAGTGCAGCCGCTGCTAAGGTAGTGTTTACCGTTTCACCCTCCAGTACAACCAAGCCTCAGACGCTTGCACAAGCAGGTAACGGAGCTATCATTCAAGGTAGACCTGATGATATTGGTGTAGTACAGGTTGGTAAAACGGCTGACTTTCAAACTGCTTATCAAATGGTAGGAGGTTTATCACAACGAATCAGTGATGCATTCCTTATTCTTAATGTAAGGAATAGTGAACGTACTACTGCTGAAGAAGTACGTATGACACAGCTAGAACTAGAACAACAATTAGGTGGACTGTTCAGTCTACTTACTGTTGAGTTCCTTGTACCTTATTTGAATCGTAAACTTTCTGTTGCACAAAAGACAGGTGAGATACCACGTCTACCTAAAGGTGATATTGTTAAGCCTACTATTGTAGCTGGTATTAATGCACTTGGTCGTGGTCAAGATCGTGAAAGCCTTGCACAGTTCCTTACTGTTATTGCACAGACAATGGGACCACAAGCTATTCAAGAATACATTAATCCTGAAGAAGTAGTTAAACGTTTGGCTGCTTCGTCTGGTATTGATACATTGAATCTTGTTAAGAGTATGCAAGAGATTCAACAACAACAACAGGCTGAAGCTCAACAACAACAACAAATGATGTTGGCTCAACAGGCTGGACAACTAGCTTCAGTAGATCAGAAACGTGAGCAAGCATCAGCTCAAATGATGCAACAACAACCACCACCACAATAATATGTCAGAAGTTTTAACAATGAATGAAACACCTGCTGATCAGCCACAATTTAATGCTGATGAGCAGAACTCTCTTGAAGTAGCAGAATCTATTTCAGGAGAACCACAACTACTTGCAGGTAAGTTTTCAGATCCACAAGCACTAGAACAAGCTTACCTTGAACTACAAAGTAAACTAGGACAACCAAGAAATGAATCCGAAACCAGTGAAGAAGGGGAGCAAGAAGAAGCCCCTGAAGAAGTACTAGACAATCAAGAAGAGCAAGAAGAATCCAGCAAAGAAGTTCTTTCTGAACAACAAGCTGAACAATTGTTTGAAATGGTTGGCGGTCAACAAGCTTATAAAGCAATGGTTAATTGGGCTGGAGACTCTCTTTCTAAAGAAGAGGTTAAAATGTATGATTCTGTTATGGCAGATGGTAATCCCAGTGCAATCTTCTTTGCAGTACAATCATTGTATAGTAAATATACTGATGCTGTAGGTAAAGAAGGTCAACTGTTGACAGGTAAAGGTTCTAATCAAAAGAATGAATCATTCCGTAGTCAGGCTGAACTTGTACAAGCTATGTCAGACCCACGTTATGATAAAGATCCTGCCTATAGATCAGACATTATGCGTAAACTAGAAAACTCTGACATCTCATTCTAATGACTGTTACCACCAACGAACACGGACAACAAAACCTATTTGCTAAAGAACCCACCATGTACACTGACAAAGATTACACTGTGACACATAACGAAAAAGCTGAAATGCTAAACGGTCGCCTGGCTATGCTAGGTGTGATGGCTGCGCTTGGAGCGTATGCACTAACTGGTCAAATTATCCCCGGTATTTGGTAATGGCTGGTAAAAAGAAAGGAGGTAAAGGTGGCTGCAAAAAGTAAACCTTCCGTAAAATTAAAAATTGGCACACACAAGTCACGATCTGGTGGTCTTACTAAAGCTGGTCGTGATAAGTATAACCGGGAAACTGGTTCTAATTTAAAGGCACCTCAACCTGGTGGAGGAAAGCGTAAGAAGTCTTTCTGTGCTAGGATGGGTGGGGTCAAAGGACCAATGAAGGACAGCAAGGGTCGTCCTACACGAAAGGCGCTTGCATTACGTAAATGGAAATGTGGTAAATCCTAATGGCTAAAAAAGGTCTCTACGCTAACATCCACGCAAAGAAAATGCGTATCGCAAAAGGTTCAGGTGAGAAGATGCGCAAGCCAGGAAGCAAAGGTGCTCCTACTGCTGCCAACTTTAAACGTGCTGCTAAAACTGCTAAGAAAAAATGATTGAATGCCCACAATGTACTGCACCTCAGCAGTACGTTCTAGAACAACTACAGACTTCTGCTGGTGTGAAAGACCGTACAGCACTAGCAGTCATTCTGGGTAACATCCAACAAGAGTCTAATTTTAAACCTAACGTATGCGAGGGTGGTGCTATCGTTCCTTACGATCGCTGCCTTCGTGGTGGTTATGGTTTAATTCAATGGACATCTAAACATCGTTACATTGGTCTTGGCAACCATTGTATTAAACGTAAAGAAGATCCTAGTGGTCTTCAATGCCAAACTGATTACATGATTAATGAGATGAGGTTTAGAAAAGATCTCTATGCTTTTCAAACTAATCATCAAACAGTACGTTATTATATGAATGCTGCTTACTACTGGTTAGGCTGGGGTATTCATGGTAACCGTACAAAATACACTTATTCTTTTTTAACTAAACTCAAATGAAAATTCTTGCTATCCTCCCTGCAACCCTGATTGCTGCTACTCCTGTAATGGCTGGTCCTTACGTAAACATTGAAAACAATGCTGGATTCATTGGATCTGATTTCAATGGACATGTTACAGATTTCCATCTTGGTTATGAATCAGGTAATGACGTAGGTGCATACTACGTACAAGCTGGTCCTTCTATCTTTGCACCTGATGGTGGAGAAGAAGAGACAAAGCTTACAGGTAAGATTGGCGGTTCAATTCAAGCAACAGAACGTCTTTCTGTTTATGGAGAAGTTGCAGCAACCTTTGATGACGTAAATGATTACGGCTCTAAGTTTGGTGTTAAGTATAACTTCTAAAATTTAAACTTTTATTTATTTAAACACAATGGCATACGGACAACTTGTACAAGATGTAGGTGGTTTTTCTATACCCCCTCATGATTATGTGAGTATTACTCCACCAGCAGCACCAAGTACTGGAAATCAAGTTATTGTTTATCGTATCGGTGGAGCAAGTGGTTCAGTGGTAGCAACATTAACTCTTACTTATACCAGTGGTGAACTTTCTTCTGTAGCTAGGAGTTGAATATGGCTTATAAGTTCAATCCTTTTACAGGCAATCTCGACGAGGTAGGGGCTGGTGCCACTGCTTTTGAGGTTTTAGGGACCGTGGCGACTGTTGGCGACTTGCCCGGCGGTGCTACTCAGAGTGACGTTTATCTAGTCGCAGCTGACGATAATTTCTACGTCTGGGACGGTTCTGCCTGGACTTCTATAGGTACGTTGGCCGGGCCTCAGGGGGCTGCCGGGGCGACTGGTCCAGCAGGCGCTGATGGAGCTGATGGAGCTGATGGCGCTGACGGCGTAGGAGTTATCACTGGTGGCACTACAGGCCAGGTCCTGGCGAAAGCCTCCAACACTGATTACGACACCGAATGGGTTGACCAAACCGGTGGCGGTGGCACCCCTGGAGGCTCTGACACCCAAGTTCAATTTAATGACGGAGGCGTATTTGGTGGCGACAGCGGTCTTACCTACGACAAAACGACAGATAAGCTCACTGTCGGCGGTGACCTTGAACTAGAAAATGGCGGAACATTCACTACCACATTGCAGACGGTAACACC